GCGAACCCGATCAGGGCGACTGCGGCACTGGTGTACAACGCTTCGGTCGGGCTTCCGATCAAGGTGCTGCGTAGCTACTCGGACATCAAGCCGTCCATGTACCTGGACGTCCACGCCGAGCACAGCTACAAGGAGCTGGACGCCAGTCTTCGTGAGGTCAAGGGACTGAGCCGTGAGGCTCGGGAGATGTACGTCTCTCGCTACATCAACGCCACTCCGAACGAGCGCCAGATGGCGCTCATGCAGATGGAGCAGTCGATCACCCACCGCATGGTGGATCGCTACAACGACGGCAAGCCGCTCGACAAGCAGATCGACTACAGCCTGGCCGATGACCTGTACAAGGACTTCGCCGAGCGTAGGCGTAATGGGCAGAGCGCTGCCAACCAGCAGCGAGTCTTCGGTACGGCGACCATGCCTGACCCGATGAACCCATCTCGCACGATCCGTGTAGCTGACGTCGAGGCGGATGGAAGCCGAGTAGTTTCCACTCCGATCTTCGACACCCAGCTGGCCAACAGTCACGTGATGATGGACTTCCGCACCTTCGAGCGTGCGCTTGAGGCGCACGGCTCCTCGTTCGCCCGCATCAAGTCTCGGGTTGGCGATGGATGGTACAAGACCAACGAGGTAGCTGACACGCTCTCCACTGTGTGGAAGTTCGCTCAGCTGTTCCGTCTCGGCTACGCACCTCGCGCGCTGGCTGACGACTTCCTCGGACAGGTTGCCCGCTTCGGCGGACTGGCCATGGCTCAGCGTGCAATCCAGGGCGGTAAGGTAACCCTTCAGGACTTCACTCGTGGCAAGTGGGCGAGTGACTCCGTCTCTGCCGCAAGGCAGACCGAGGGCATGCTGTCCCAGCACATCGATGAGCTTGGTGCCTTCCAGATCGAAATCAAGAACGAGCTGAACAGGGCTCGCGCCATGGGCGCTGACCCTGCCGACATCGCTCGCCTTGAGGACGACATGGCGGACATCACCGATGAGATCGCTACCGCACAGAACACCCACAAGGACTACGGGGTTCTGGCGGCGTACGGAGCGCAGACGCGCGACGTCCAGGTTGGCCGCGAGGTCTTCTCTGGTGCATTCGCTGGCAAGCAGGGTGAGCTATACAGGGACCTTGCTGCTGGTGAGCGTAACTTCGCGAACCTCATGGGTAGCCAGGCTGACTGGTACCTGAAGAAGATGAGGCGACTGAACTGGGAGAACGTGACCGTCAGCTCTCATGGAGCTGAGAAGCACATGGCAGCATGGATGCGTCACGTGAACGACCAGATCGGCCAGTCTTCCATCGGTAAGCAGGCACTCCAGGGTAGGAGCGAGTCTCAGCTCGTTGACTGGATGAGGAACACCCCCGAGGGTCAGAAGTACCGTCGCGACATCGGCCTGAAGAACATGAGTGACTTCGAGCTGGCTCAGCGAGTGAAGGCTCAGGTGGACTACGTCCTCGACCCGGCTCTGCCAGGTATGGACATCGCTCGCCAGGCGATCCTGAACGGAACACTGGAGAGGCAGATGCTTGAGGGCGTGCCCGCAGCGGCACGGCCAATGGTCAACGGCGAGATGTACAGGTACGCAGAGGGAACCTCCCCTGTGACCCAGCTTCTCGACAAGTCCATCAGCGGCTGGTACAACCTGGCGAACCAGATGCCAGCAACCAAGCTACTGCGTAACCCGCTCTTCGGTCAGTCCTACAAGGCTCACCTCCAGGAGCAGGTTGTTCTGCTCCGTGGCCAGGGAACTACCCACATCGATGAGGGTCTGCGCAAGACGCTTGAGAAGAACGCCCGAAGGGGCGCTCTTGACGACGTCAAGAAGTACACCTTCACCATGGACCACGAGACCAAGATGGCGTACGCGATGCGTCACTTCGGTGCGTTCTTCGGAGCGCAGCAGGAGTCTTGGAACCGTTGGGCTCGCATCATCTCCGACAAGCCAGAGGTTCTGGCCCGAGTGGCTCAGACCTACGGCGCACCGGCCCGAGCCGGTCTCATGACCGACCACGACGGTAACCCCGTCGATGGATCCGGTTACGCGACTGACCCTGTGACTGGTGAGAAGAAGCTGGTCAAGTACTCCGATCGTCGCATGGTCATTCAGATCCCTGAGTACCTTGGTGGCAAGGAGCTGAACAAGACGCTGGGACTAGATGAGGAGGCTAGCTTCGTCATCCCGATGTCCAGCCTTGAGATCATCCTCAACCACGGAGATGGGGCACTGCCCGTAGGGGCAGGCCCTTACGTTCAGATCGCAGCCAACCACTTCGCGAAGGAGGACCCAGGCTTCGCTGACTGGAGCAAGAAGCTGGGAGTTCTTCCGTTCGGCCCGCAGGACAGCTGGACCGACTTCGTCAACCCCAACACCGGCAAGCGCCTCGGCGATGCAACCGATGACATGGGCGAGACCAAGCAGCGTGCGCTGTTCTACATGATGCAGGTCGAGAACTACAAGTGGGAGATGGGCATGCGTGACACGCAGCCCACTTGGAAGGAGCTGAAGGACAGGGCTGACAGGTGGACCATCTTCCGCACTGCGGCTGCATGGACCCTGCCGTTCTCTGTGAACGGACAGGACCCCTACCAGTTCTTCCGTGACGAGTTCCAGCGTTACCAGAAGCTGGACGCCTCGACTGCGGACGAGAAGTTCTACGAGAAGTACGGCGACTCGTTCTACCAGTTCACTCAGTCCATGAGCAAGAACAACACTGGCCTGCGTCCCACGCAGGAGTCCGTGAAGATGTCCAAGTACTACCAGGACCTGATCGACAAGGTCGGACCTGAGTACGCAAGCATCATCGTCGGAGATGAGGGAGACGGTGTATACTCCGAGGGGGCATACTTCTATCAGAAGACCCACTCGGCAGGCATCAGCTCCACCTCCACTCAGCGCGAGAACATGTCAGCAGCTGAGGCGTGGAAGAAGACGAACCTCGCACGAGGATGGCAGCAGTACAACAGTCTGCTTGCCGACGTGAACTCTCAGCTCTTCGACCGTGGTCTACTCACGTTCGATGACGAGGGTGCCGAGGATCTGAAGGCTCAGAAGAAGGGCATCACCATGATGCTCACTGAGCAGTACCTACCTGATGGCACTGTCAACCCGTTCTACAACGAGGCGTGGGAGGAGGAGTTCAACTCCCTCGACAAGGGTAAGTACGACCGCCAGGCGTTCAAGCTCCAGTCCGTGGTCTCCGACCCGGAGCTGTGGGCTAAGGCGGTCAACCCCGATGGAACGGTCGGCGTTCGCTCCGACATCTACAGCCTGGCCACTTACCTGGCTCAGCGCCAGCAGATGAACAAGGCGCTCCTCATCCGCAAGATGAACGGCGGGTCTGATGACCCGACCGCTCAGTCGAACTTCGACCTCAAGTCTTCTTGGGATCAGTTCGTCATGCAGCTGATCGAGCAGGACACCAAGTTCGCGTGGGTCCACAGTCGCTGGTTCGCCACTGACATGGGATTCAACCTGGACACCGTCCTGTCCCCGACCCAGCAGGAGAGCCTACAGCAGTCCGACGCGTCCATCGTGGGCGAGGAGGCAACCGGATGGCAGGGTAACCCTGACATGTTCAACGTTCTAGAGGAGGGTGGAAGCCTTGGCGGATCCAACACCGCACCCGTCCAGTAATGCGGCTCCCCAGGATCCAAGCGTCACCAAGCAGAAGACGGCTAAGGAGGTTGCCGACGCGTTCGGCAGTGTCCAGCAGCAGTCGTCTTCTTCTGGTGGCGTCAAGGACCCGCTCGTCTTCCTCGGTTGGGGAGGGGGATACGAGGGTGCATACGGCCCTATGATCCCCCTCCGCAAGGAGAAGACTGGGAAGCTCAGTGACGTCGCGAACCAGTACTACAACTGGGACACCAAGACGCAGAACAAGTTCCTCTCTCAGCTCAACCTGGCAGGCTATGACACCAGTCAGATGAAGGACAGCCAGATCGCTCAGCTCTGGGGTACGTACGCCGCTCAGGCGGCGCAGTACTACGGGCAGGGCAGGAAGCTGACGCCTTGGGACATCCTGGCCAAGGACATGGAAGCACGCGAGGCGTACATGAATACGCCTCGCTCCGTGACTCAGACGAGCACGGCGTACGACATGTCCACTCGCGAGGATGCTCATGCGATCTTCCTTCAGTCTGCTCAGGCCCTACTCGGACGCGATCCGACAAAGGCCGAGATCAAGACCTTCCAGAAGGCGCTGAACGCCTACGAGAAGGCGAACCCGACCGTGACCACCCAGACTACGAACTACATGGGCGACACGGTTACAAGCCAGTCCAGCACCACCAAGGGTGGTGTCAAGGAGGGCGCTCGCCAGCTCATGGCAATGGAGGACATCAAGCAGGATCCGGAGTACGGAGCCTTCCAGGCTGCCACTACGTACTACGACGCAATGATGGAGATGATCGGAGGCTAAGTGGCTGTCAACGGAGCAGAGCTTGCCGACTGGGCAAAGCAGTGGACGGGAACACCGTACGTCTGGGGAGGTAACTCCCTGTCCGGTGGGGTTGACTGCTCTGGTCTGGTGCAGCAGGTCTACAAGCACTTCGGCATCAACGTCAGTCGCACCACCTACAGCCAGATCGGTGAGGGTAAGGGCGTCGGCATGAATGAGCTTCAGGCTGGCGACATGGTGTTCTTCGACACCAACCCAGAGGTCAGCGGTCCTGACCACGTTGGTATCTACCTCGGCGGGGGCAAGATGATCCACGCCCCTCGCCCAGGTAAGAACGTGGAGATCACTGACCTCACCTCTGGCTACTACCAGAACGCCTTCATGGGAGGCCGCCGAGTGAGCGGCCTCACTGGAGGTGGCAAGGCTGGGGACTGGGATCCAACCAGCACGAAGAACCTCAGCCCCGAGGAGCTTGCGGCCAGCTACGGCTGGGCGTACGGCTTCCTCAAGAGCAACAAGGAACTTCGAGGACTGTTCGATGCAGCTGTCAAGGACAGCTGGTCTCCCGACAAGTTCCAGGCGAAGCTGAGGGACACCAAGTGGTGGAAGACGAACTCTGACACCATGCGCAAGGCGGCAATGGAGAAGAGCACTGACCCGGCAACTTGGAACGCCAAGATGTCTGCGGCCAAGGTTCAGATCCAGCAGCTAGCGGCAACCATCGGTGCGTCTATCCCTCCGAACAAGATCAGCAAGATTGCCGAGCAGGCACTGAAGACCGGCCTCAATGAGGCCGGGCTCAGGAACATCCTCGGTGAGTACGTGAACTTCCAGAAGAACGGCAGCACCCTCAACGGTGAGGCTGGACAGTACGAGCACAACATCAGGAAGTTCGCCTACGAAAACGGCGTCACGCTCGACAAGCAGACGATCAAGAACCAGGCCGAGCTGATCGTGCGAGGCATGGCTACCGAGCAGGACTTCAAGTCTCAGGTGGTCAACCAGGCAGTGAGCATGTTCCCGTCCTACACCCAGCAGCTACAGGCGGGGCAGAGCATGATGGACATTGCCTCTCCGTACATCCAGACCATGGCCGAGGATCTGGACGTGCCAGTCTCCTCCATCAAGCTGACGGACCCGACTATCAAGCGGGCCCTGAACGGAGTGGACACGCAGGGCAGGCCGACCGGCATGGATCAGGTGACGTTCCAGAATATGCTGAGGAGTGACCCTCGATGGGGCAAGACTCAGACTGCGCAGGACCGAGTAATGACAGTCGGCATGAGGGTGCTGAAGGACATGGGGATGATCGGAGGTCAGTAAGTGGCACAGCCAACCTTCGAGCAGTTCTTCTCCGCCATCTCTGAGCAGGAGTCTGGTGGACGGTACAACGCCGTAGGCGTGTGGGTCAATGGACACCGCGCCTACGGCAAGTACCAGGTCATGGACTTCAACATCCCTAGCTGGACGAAGAAGCACTACGGCAAGAGCCTGACTCCTCAGCAGTTCCTGAACAACCCGAAGGCCCAGGAGGCTGTAGCCCGAGGAGTTCTCCAGGGTTACTACAACAAGTACGGCGCACGTGGTGCGGCGTCTGCCTGGTACAGCGGAAACCCGAACCTTCACATGTCGACGTCCTCCCAGCCGGGAGGGCCGTCGATCAAGGGCTACGTTGACTCGGTCATCAACAAGGCATACAAGTATCCAGCTGGAGGAGGATCCTCCAACTTCTCGACAGGGAGTACGGCCACGCCAAAGCTATCCAGTGCTGAGCTAGCCGAGCAGTATGGCTTCGTGTCCAGCTTCCTCAACTCGAACCCTGAGCTGAAGAAGCTGTTCCAGCAGGCCGTATCTGGCTCTTGGTCCGCAGACAAGTTCCAGGCCAAGCTCCGCAACACGAAGTGGTGGAAGACACACAGCAAGGACGAGCGAGAGTATCTGCTCAAGCTCAAGTCCGACCCTGCGACTGCGAAGCAGGAGATGACCCAGGCCCGAACCAAGATCACCCAGCTGGCCAACCAGATGGGTATGATCATGACCTCCTCCTCCAAGAAGAGGATCGAGACCGCCGTGTACAACATGGTGGCCAAGGGCTGGGACGAGGGGCAGATCAGGAACTACCTCGGCCAGTACGTCTACTTCACTGGAGAGAACCTCCAGGGCGAGGGCGGCGAGGCCGTCATGGAGCTACGTGAGTACGCGTACGCCATGGGCATCAAGCTGGACGACAAGTTCTACACTGATGGGGCGAGGCTCATCGTCCGTGGCATGGCGACCATGCAGGACTACAAGAGCAAGATCCTGGACAAGGCCAAGGCCGCGTTCCCTCAGTGGAACGCTCAGCTTGAGGCCGGACAGACTGTGGCAGACATTGCCTCTCCGTACATGCAGAGCATGGCCGAGATCCTTGAGCTGCCAGTAGGCAGCGTCAACCTGTTCGACACCACCATCAAGAAGGCCCTGAACTACACCAACAAGGGAACGCTCCAGAAGGAGGCCAAGCCTCTCTGGCAGTTCGAGAACGAGCTGCGAGCGGACCCGAGGTGGAAGAAGACGAAGAACGCACAGGACAGTCTGTTCCAGGTGGGCCACCAGGTCCTGGCAGACTTCGGATTCAAGTACTAAGGAGATCGAATGGCACTCCTCAACGAGGCAGCCATGATGGCTCAGGCGGCTAGCACGTGGGCTACCGCAGCAACTGTCAAGCAGAACAACCTCATGGGTACCGTCAGCAGTGACGCTGCCCTACAGGTGCAGCTGAACGCCCTGAAGGCGCAGCAGAAGGTGCAGCAGAAGCAGCTTGCTGCGGCCAAGGCCAACCTTGACAAGCTGAAGAAGATCAAGAAGCCCACTGCCGCCCAGAAGCGGCAGATGGCCATGCAGTCGGCGACCATCAAGAGGGTCGAGGCTCAGCTCAAGGCCACCACCACCAAGCTCACCACGGTGCAGAACAAGTACTACGAGCAGTCTGGCCAGTACGACAAGCTGCTGACCGGAGAGAACAGGGACGCCTTCATGGCGCTGAACTCCCTGTTCCAGCAGTACGGCCTCGGCAGCCTGGCTGGCAAGATCTATGAGTACGTGAAGAACGGCTACGGTGCTGACACCATCAGCATCCTGCTACAGGACACGCCAGAGTACAAGAAGAGGTTCGCGGCCAACGAGGCGCGAGTCAAGGCGGGCATGTCTGTTCTCTCTCCGGCCGAGTACATCTCGATCGAGAACAGCTACCGTCAGATCATGAGGCAGTCGGGACTTCCCGAGGGCTTCTATGACTCCACCTCCGACTTCACCAACTGGATCTCCGGGGACATGAGTCCCACGGAGCTACAGGGCAGGGTCGACCTGGCCACTCAGGCTACGGCTCTAGCCAACCCTGCGTACAAGGCAGCCCTGAAGCAGATGGGACTGTCGGACGGAGAGCTGACCGCCTACTTCCTCGACCAGGACAGGGCGCTTCCCTTCCTACAGAAGGCCGCCGCTACTGCGGCGATCGGTGCCGAGGCTCTCCAGCGTGGGCTTGGCTTCGATCAGCAGTACGCATCTGAGCTGGCAACCGCAGGAGTCAGCCGTGACCAGGCTGCGCAGGGATACGCTAAGATCGCTGATGAGTTCAGCGACCTGAAGACCCTTGGTGCAATCTACGGTGGCGGATGGACTCAGCGCATGGCTGAGGAGGACGTGTTCGTCGGAGGTACTGGCGCAAGCCAGCAGCGAGACAAGCTCGTCAACCGTGAGCGAGGCTCGTTCAGTGGTGGTGCCGGTGGTGCCCGCGCTGGACTTGCACAGCGAGGCGGAGCAAGGTAACCTCGAAGACGTGACCACCCGTACCCTAGTACGGGTGACACGTTGACTGGATGTAGTGAAGTGGTATAACGCCTGCCTTGGGAGCAGGTGACGTAGGTTCGATTCCTGCCATCCGGACGAGAGCAGAGATGCGGGTTCGAATCCCGTCAGGCAGCACAGTCCTAGGGGCCGCCTGTAGCTCAAGTGGTAGAGTACTGCTCGTGACTTGCCCTGTTGGTGTAGTGGTAACATACCTGTCTTCCAAACAGAGGTTGAGAGTTCGATTCTCTCACAGGGCTCTGCTCGATAGTGGAGAGGTTCCACGTCAGGCTCATAACCTGAAGACCTGGGTTCGAATCCCAGTCGAGCCATGCGTTTGAGCGATGGTCGTGCGGCGGATTCCAAACCCGCTAGCTGTGGGTTCGATTCCTACCAGGCGTGCCAATACCTACTCGTCTAAAGGTAAGACAGCTGGCTCTGGACCAGCTAATCGGGGTTCGAGTCCTTGGTAGGTAGCTCTGGAGGGTGGCGCGGGATGGTCCGCAAGCGGTCTAGAAAACCGTGCCATGTTCTGCATGAGGGTTCGACTCCTTCACTCTCCGCTCTGGAAGATGTGGCGCGTGGGCGCCACCTCCCCTGCTAAGGGAGGCCGGTCTCTGGCCGGTGGTTCGACTCCACCTTCTTCCGCTGGATGGGTGCTGGGACACAAGGGAGGCTGTAACCCTCTCGCTTCGGCTAGCTGAGTTCGATTCTCAGACGTCCAACTCTGGTCTGCTACTAAGGTAGTGGCGTCGCCTGCAAAGCGACGCAGCTGGGTTCGACTCCCAGGTGGGCCTCTATGGGGGTTGTTAAGGTGACACGTTAGCCTTGCAAGCTGACTTAGCGGGGTTCGATTCCCCGAATCTCCACTGGGATGTAGCACAACGGTTAGTGCGTCCGTCTGATACGCGGATGACCACGGTTCGACTCCGTGCTTCCCTATGCATATGTAGCTCAATGGTAGAGCAACCGCCTGTCGAGCGGTAGGTCGAGGGTTCGATCCCCTTCATGTGCGCGCTCGCGTAGCCCAATTGGTAGAGGCGGCAGGCTTAGACCCTGCGCGTTGGCGGTTCGAATCCGTCCGTGAGTACTGGCCTCAGTATGAGGCTTTGTCTTGCTAGCTCAATGGAAGAGCACCGGCTTGAAACCCCGGGGAACGTGGTTCGATTCCACGGCTTGGCACTGTGACCATGGTGTAACGGTAGCCTTCTGGGTTGTGTCCCCAGAGGAGAGGGTTCGATTCCCTCTGGTCACCCCGCCCGACTAGTTCAAAGGACAGAACACCAGGCTACGAACTTGGTGATGGGGGTTCGAGTCCCTCGTTGGGTACGCATAATCCAGTCGCACAATTGGGCGTGCAACGGGCTCTTAACCCGTGTGGATGTGGGTTCGAGTCCCACCTGGATTACTCTTGCTCCGGTCGTCTACTGGTTGTGGATACTCGGTTCTCACCCGAGAGGTCAGGGTTCAATCCCCTGTCGGAGTACTGATGCTGTTGGGCTTTCGCGAGCCCTGAGACCCTGATATGCGTGGATGGGAAGCAGCGTCTCTGCCGTAATAGCTCACCAGGTGAGAGCGCCTGCCTAGTAAGCAGGGGGGGCGGGTTCAAGTCCTGCATACGGCTCCATTCCCGCGTAGCCAAGTGGTAAGGCAACTGGCTGTTAACCAGTGCATCGTTGGTTCGAATCCAGCCGTGGGAGCTGTCTCGGTGAAGGACGCAGTCTGCTCTCCTAAAGCGGATATCAGGGTTCGACTCCCTGCGAGACTACATCCCCTTCGTCCAATGGGAGGGCCGCTGTCTTACAAACAGCAGACGGGAGTTCGATTCTCTCAGGGGATACCGGTACGCCATCGCCAGCAGGCAGTACTGTAGAGAAGACTGGCACACACCGCATGAGCGAAGCCACGGTTCCCTAGCCGTGGCTTTTGGCATGCACTACTTTCTAGGAGATCATGTGAGCAACTGGGGTATTGAGGACGCAAACGACCTGGGCGGAAACAACGAGAACTCCGGCCCCAAGGCACTTCGTGACGCGTACGACGCGCTCAAGCAGCAGAACAAGGAGCTACAGGACGGTCTGGCCACCGTTCAGACGCAGCTCCGCAATCAGGCTGTAGGCGCGGCTCTCAGTGAGCTTGGCATTCCCGCTGCTGCCGCCGAGCAGTACAAGGGAGAGGCGGACCCCGCAAAGGTCCGTGAGTGGGCGACCTCTATGCAGGCGCTCTTCGGTGGCGGACAGGCTGTGACGCCTGGCAGCACCCCAAATCCAGTTGAGACCCAGCAGAGTATCGACCCTGCTACCGCACAGCAGCTCCAGCAGATGCAGGAGGCTGGCCAGCAGGGCCAGCCACTCGGAAACTACGAGGCTGCTCACGGACGTCTCAACGACGCAACTGATATCCAGGGCCTGATCAGTGCTTGGAGCACGATCAAGTAAGGCCCTCCTCCATAGGAGGTTGGTGTGGCTAACGCCTTCACCGGTACTGCGGCGATGAGCAATCTCGTCCAGACCACTTACGACCGCGCACTTGAGTTCGCTCTCCGTGCGCAGCCGATGTTCCGCATGGTCGCTGACAAGCGTCCCGTGCAGCAGGCGATGCCTGGCTCTAGCGTCGTGTTCTCTCTGTACCAGGATCTGGCACAGGCGATCACTCCGCTGAACGAGCTGGTCGACCCTGACGCGGTTGCCGCTGGCAACCCGACTACTGTTTCCGTCACTCTCAACGAGTACGGTAACTCCATCCTCGTCTCCAACAAGCTGGACCTGTTCAGCTTCACTGACGTGACCGCTGGTCTCGTCAACCAGGTGGCGTGGAACCTTGTCGACTCTGTCGACACCGTCGTTCGCAACGTCCTCGACGGCGGAACGAACTACATCCGTGACAACGGCGCTTCTGGGCCGGTGTACAACGGTGCGCAGACCACTGTAGGTACCACCGCAGCCGACACGTTCGGATCTGCATGGGTACGTCTGGCTGTTGCGAAGCT